AATGGTTCAGGGTTAATGGTTACTGGTTCATGGTTGCTATTAGTGGGTGTTAAGGGTGGCAATGGGGGGGCTATAGGGGGGCTAACCCCTCCCTTCTTCCATCGCTTGTCAGCACCTCGTTTTCCAGCCTCTGCCATCAAGCAATAGGCGGCTATTTCTTTGTCTGCTCTCGGATTGATGAACCCATCTTCCGTGCTGACAAAGAACTCATTGAGAACGGTAAGAACGTCCTGCTCCTGATCGCGCATCCCAATCTGACGGGCAATATCGCGTTGCTTTATCGGCGCCTGGTGCAGATAGTAGTGATCAAGAAGTCGCCTGAAGGCCAGGTCTTCCATCAGCGTCAAGTGATGGGTGTGGGACTTGTAGTCCCCGATGTGGAAACTGTAGTAGTGCATTGACAACCTTACGTTCTAGGTCAGTCGTTACTAAGGGTGGGTCTGGCAGGACGGTAACGAATCGCCTTTTCCCCCGCTAAGGGTAGCCATGCCCGATTCTATTGTACAAACCAACCAGGTCGCAAGACTTTTAGTTGCCAGATGCGCTTCAATGGGATCGTTTCCCACTGGCTGATAGCAGCAGAATTGATCTCTAGCAATGCCGCCAGCTTGGCCTGGGAGCCAGCAAGAGTGATCGCCTGTTCTTTAGTCATGCCCGATTGTAAGCCAGCTTTACAGAGTGAGAGCTGTCAATACCTGACTAAAGTTAAGGGGATTAACAAAGTAGTTGACGCAATGATTTAAGCTGGCTTATGATGCAGTCAATCCCCAACGCAATTCCGCAGGGGTCTTTTAGAAAACATCATGATCAAGTTCAACAAATTTAACGTAACAAACGGCACTGACAAGGCTCGCGTTTTTTACTCGCAATACACCCGCACCGATGGCCAAGAGTGCGTTGTTCTGTACTCCAAAGACTATGACCGCGCACTGGGTCGCATCTTCAGTGACGAATACGTCAACAACACCGATTCAATGACTGATTATTTTGAGCGCGGCCAAGTAGTGTTGTTTGCTGACCATCCCCTCTACGCTGCCGCAGCAGCCAGGGCCAACTAAAACCAAACGGGGCTTCGGCCCCTGAAAGAACATCATGTACTCATCACCCGTCACTGTGACCAAATTTGTCAACGGGGTCGCACAGACCCCAACCATCCACGCCGCCTCAAAGGGCGGTTACATCCTCTGCGTCAATGACGCAGGGGTAAGCGGCTACTCTGACCGTGTAGATCTCTGTCGGTCCACCGTCTGCTTTGTACTCTGTCGGTCTACCAGCTTGTCCACGATTGTGGCCTGCTGGTTTGATCTGGGCGGCGAAGGCGGCAACGCCCGTGTCTACCACGCCGATGGCTCTGCGCTGTCGGTCTCTGAGCTGGCTGCTGCCAGTGAGCAGCTAGGGGAGATGGCATGAGCGCCCCTGTCTGGACGGCTGGCTACAAGCCAACTAAGGAAGACCTGAAGGGTCTGTATAACCACCGCTTTGAGACTGCTGGCGGCTTGGTGCTAGATTGCTACTTAGCTTTCGAGGAAGAAGAACGCGCTACTTTTGATCACCCTGGCAGTGCAGCAGCTGTCGAACTTATCTGGGCTTTGGTTGAAAGCGTTGATATCAGCGAGGTCATCGGGGATTTGGCGGCAACCATTGAGAAAGAAGCTTTGGAGGACATGGCGGTCCAGGCTGAACATGACCAGTACGACCGTGGACAGGAACGCTACGAAGATAGGAACGCAGAATGAATCACGCAATCAATTGGACGCTGGCATCTTTAACAGCATTGGTGTTGTCCACGGCATACCTGCTTGACGGCCCTAGCGATCACCAGGCTGCAATGGATGCGGCAAATGATGCCAAGGCTACGCAAGCAGAACAAAGAGCGCAGGCGAGGTTTGAACGTGCTGCACAGGAAATGTGTGGCGATAACGCAGGGTGGACGCAGCTGGAGAACGGCAGTGTCCAATGTTTTACCAAAACGGGTCGGAAGACTCAGAAAGTGCAATTGTGATTGATCAACTTAATTCTGGATATGAAAATCCAAGTCCTATTGACCGCCTGGTCACGGAACAAAAAAATCTTATTGACAAGGCTAGACTGGCCGGCGGTAATCCAGAGATAGCTGATATCTGCGAAAAAACCTTTTTTAATATAGCGTTTTTAGCTAACCGCGCATATCAGGAATTAATACCCGAAGACCAACTGTTTTATAAAGAAATGATTGATGCCTATTACAAAGATTTAGAGCATACAGAACTTAAAAACATACAAACAATCATGAACAACCTTATTCACTTTTGTAAAAAATCATGAAAATCGAAGATATCTTGTCTGGAATTACAGACATTGCCAACCGTGCGTATGCAGGTTCACCACCCGAGGACAGGCTGGCGTTTGAGGTTGGAATGCTGCACAGCAAATTGCGCGAGATGTCTTTTTTGCTTGCGAACGCTACGAAACACATCAAAGAACTTGAAATTGAACTTGCATACGAAAGGAAATGAAATGCAAACAATCACGCTTCACCGAATCACGACCCTGGAATTGACCAAGACAAATGCACTGCCCACCAGCTCTGGCGGGTTGTTTTGGCGGCGCAAGCTGATCGTCACTGATGAGAAAGGCAACAAGACAGAAATTAACCTGTTTTCTGAAACCAAAGAACCATTGGAAATCAAGGAAATAACACTATGAAACAAATAGCCTCTGCTTTGGTGAAAGCACAGAAAGCCTTTGGGCCTGCCCTGAAGACCGCTACGAACCCGCATTTCAAGAGTCGGTACGCTGACTTGGCTGCTTGCGTTGAAGCGGTCATAGGCGGTTTAAACGATAACGGCATAGCACTCATCCAGCGCAACAGCCTGGACGATGCTGGTGTGACGGTGGAAACCGTGTTTGTGCATGAGTCTGGTGAAATGCTTGAGTGCGGAAAGCTGCACGTTCCCGCTGCTAAACACGATCCACAGGGCTACGGGTCTGCATTGACGTATGCCAGGCGGTACAGCTTGATGGCGGCTTGCGGAATCGCACCAGAGGATGACGATGGCAATGCTGGCAGCAAGCCAGTACCCAAGGTGACAGACGCCACGATCAAAGCACTGCTGGCAGACATTGCTGATTGCTTTACGCATGAACAACTTAAAGAAGCCTTTTTTAAGGGAATCAAAACTGTTGGTGATGACCAAGCTGCCCGTGATCAGATTACCAAGGCCAAAGACGCAAGAAAGGCAACACTATGAGCATCCTGTTTAGAGCCAGCGCCTTGTCAGCAATCATGACCGATGGAAAAGGCAAAGATGAATTGTCTGTTGGTGCTAAAACCTACGTCACTAAGTTGGCAAAGGAATTTGTCTATGGCTACGACGAACGCATCAGCAGCAAGTACATGGACAAAGGCATCCAAGTTGAAGATGAATCCATTGACCTTTACAACGCTGTGCATTTATCCAGTTATGCAAAAAACACTGAACGCCGCAAAAACGAATGGATTACTGGCGAGGCTGACATTGTGGCGGATGACAGGATTATTGACATTAAATCAAGCTGGTGCATTACAACATTTCCAGTGCTTGCGGAACAAGGTGAAGACAAGGGCTACGAATGGCAGCTAAGAGCCTATATGTGGTTGTGGGAAAAGCCACGGGCAGACATTGCTTATTGCTTAGTCAACACTCCCGAGGAACTAATTGGTTGGGAAAACAAAACGTTTCACAAAGTTGACCACATCAACCGCGAGTTGCGTGTGACGGTTGTGCCATACGTCAGAGACACGGTAATGGAAGACAAGATAAAAACCAAAGTCGAAGCGGCACGGGTTTATTACGACCAAGTGCTTAAAGAAATCAGCGAACAACACATTTACTAAGGAAAAAAATGGCAATCTCAAAAGAAATTAGCTGCGTAGTTGGAACATACACCAATGCTCAAGGCGAAAAGAAAAACCGTTATCAACGTATCGGTAGCATCATTCAAACTCAGCGAGGCGAGATGTTGAAGCTGGACGTTATCCCATTGAAGGAAGGCGGCTGGGATGGCTGGGCATATCTAAATGACCCAAAGCCAAAAGAACAATATCAAGGCTTGCCAAAAGACAACGAAGATGACATACCGTTTTAAGGAGAAATCCGCATGAGCGACTTCGAAGAAGTTACCAAAAAAGCAACTGACTCGCAAATCAAGCAGGCGATTGCTAAACGCAAACACCGCTCTGAGGCAGTGTGGCTTGCTAAATCATTTGAGGAGGCCGAGGCTAACGCAAACCTGTTTGCCAAGGCCCGTATACCAATCGGCACCAAAGATCGCAACAGAGACTTATCTAGAGCCTTTGACAGGGCAACAACGGCACGGGGGAATCGGACATGAACCTTAGTTCTGACGGGGCAGAGATAGACAACGCACGTAAGCTTCAAGTTTATGGTGATTGGATCAGGTTTGTTGATGGAGAAGGATCAAATGTGAAGATTACACCCGGTGTGATCAAACAGCTAATGATCTTTGCACTGGAACATGTAAACGAGTTTGAAGAAGGAGCATGGGAATGAGTGGCGGACACTTTAACTACAAACAGCACCGTTTGCTTGACATAGCAGATGACATAGGTAGCGAGATACTGACCAACGACAGCACCGAGAAGGATGAGTGGGGCAACAACATTGGTCGGCACTACAGCCCCGAAACCATCGTTGAATTTGAGAAGGCTGTAAAGGCACTAAAGCTGGCTTACGTTTATGCACAGCGCATTGACTGGCTGCTGAGTTGCGATGATGGCGAGGATAGTTTCCACAAGCGGTTACAGGCACAACTGAAGGAGTTGACATGACAACAAGCACAGGAGGCCCAGCGTTTCCCAATGAGGGCGGTGCAGGTAATCTTTGGAACGACAAAGGCATGACCCTGCGCGATTACTTTGCTGGCAAAGCGATGGGGGCTCTTTTAGTTGACCCGTCATGGCAGGGCAACACCACCGGGACAGTCGCAGCAATTGCCTACGAAATGGCAAATGCCATGCTGAAAGAGAGGGAACAGAAATGACAACACAACCAGAAGCCTTATGGTTAGCGCACAGGTTGATTAGCATGGCTGACGATGGCGACATGGGGCGAAAACCAAACCCCAAATGCAGCAAACGCCAAGCCGCCGCCGAACTGCGCCGACTCCATGCAGTGAATCAGGAACTGCTGGCGGCGTTAAACTGGATCGGCACTGTAAACGCAATGGACTACGAGTACCAAGCTATTGCCCG